TTGACTCTCTGCGAACTTCTAAAGGTAGCGTGCCGATTGTTGAACAAATAATATTTCTAGCTCTTGCTACTGCAGGTACTTGCATAGCTTGTTGACGTGTGATAAATGGTGAGCCGGTACCAAAGGTGAAAGGGTTTGCTATTTCGGGTATATTGTAAGGTGCTACGGCCGCGTCTACTTTATTAACGACTGGTTCGTCTTTGATAAAATTAAACAGTAATCCCACGCCTAGTATTTTCCTCTCTGTTTGTCAAATTGTCAAGCGACGACTATATCCATATCTGCTCTTTGTCCGTACTCTGTCGCTTTACTTATTGCTAAAACCATGCTAATGGCAGCTGTTGAGGCTTTGCGTCTCATTATGTACCATGCGCCACTTTCATTTGTACGTTTTGTACAACTGTTTACTGCATTAGTTAATTCTGGCTGGCTGCCATGCACTACTCGATTGCCCGTAATAGCACTTAAAGCTTCGTCGCATGCTTGGTAATACTTAGCGCCTTGTATCACTTCAGCTTTAATGCCCACTTGTCTTAATTTAGCTACTACGCTGTCACCTGTAAATCTATTGGCTACTATTGCTTCCGCGTTATATTTCTTAGCCCAATCTGCAACTCTTGAAGCTATGCGTAAATCATCTATAGCACCCTCAGACTCGACGTATTCCATTAAACCAACTGCGATAGTTTTATCTTCTAATACTTGAGCGCCAGTTAAAGCCCAGTAATCTCTTTCGGGTGATATTTCTAAACCTAACCAAGTTGGCCTATCATTTTTAAGTTCTAAATTAGGTTGCGCGCATTGGTTCCATGAGCCAGTAGGAAAAGCGCTATTCATAGTCGTTACCCATTGACAAAGCATTTCAGTTTGTATAATTTCCGGTGGGTCTGACATACGAGCTTTCAATGTCTCTAATTGAATAGTTTTACCAAGTGCCGGATTAGCTTCGCGCCAGCCCTCAATATCGCCAAGCCGTCTATCTGGGTGTGCGCTCCACTCCATATACATTATGTCATCATCAGTATCTTTTTCTATTTTGTGTAATGCTCTTTCGCGCAAAGAATTAAGTACAACGCTGTGAATATCACCAGCGTTACTAGTTACCCATAATTGTGGATTAGGCCGCGCTTGCATAGTGTAAGTAAGAGCTGAAAAGCCGTCAAAAGTCTTAGCCATGCGAGCTTCGTCTAAATAAACTGTGTCAGCTGATAAACCACGAGAGCCGCCAGCGGTAGGCGCTACAATTTTATATCTTGAACCAGATTTAAGCAGAATTTCCTCTCTGCCATTAGCTCTGGTGACCGCTTTAACCTTTCGGCGTAACCAGTCAAAATTATCTATTACTTCAACGCATTGACGAAATGTTTCAAGTGCTATATCTCTGTTCTGCGCTGCTGCAATTTGTAATCTTTCGTCCCATAAAAAAAGACCAGCCAATATGCGCATGCGTAGCAAGTGAGTCTTACCATTTTGTCTTGACACGATGAACAGCGCTGTTTTATGTATGAATTTGCCATCTTTAATTTTTGACGCTTCGTTAATGACATATTCCTGCCAGTCAAGTAATGGTATGTCAATAGCTTTAGCAAACTCAACTACGTCACCCCCGATAGTTTCGGCTTCGACTGGCTTAGTCTCTATTCGGGGTGTGCTAATCCCTAACAGCTCTAAGTCGTTCAAGCGGTGAAGCCTCCTCCGGCATTTCTGGCTTGTCGCCTCTACCATATAAGCTGAGGCCGTACTTATCTAAAACAGTTTGTAATTGCCCAGCCAGTTTTGCTACTTGGTCTGGTTTCAGCTCTGCATTGTCAATTATGCCAGCAAGATTGTAAGCAAGCGCTACTCCGGCCATGTCGTATTTAGTTAAGCTGCCGTTAGAGAGTGCATACTCAACTGCCTCATCTAAAGCAGGAATAATTCTGTCCTTTGGCTTTTTATTTGTCACTATGCAAGCCTTTCCGGTTCAATAAACACACTTTTAAAGCTTTTCGGGGAGGTTTTTATGGCAGGGGTCAGTGGGGTATCCGCGCTACCAAAAAAACGCTTCATTTGTTGCTTTCTGATGAATTCGTCTGCTGTTTTTTCACCTTTACGAAAGTTACAGCGTTTGCAACAAGCGACAAGATTTGTTGGTGAGTCAGTCCCTCCGCGGCTGAGGGGTGTCGCATGGTCGCACGTAGTCGCTCCAGGACTTCCACAATAGAAGCAGATGTAATTATCTCGTTTGAGTATTTGTTCACGTAGTCGCCTCCATGGCCTACCCCTACCCCTATTGTTTATAGTATCCATAATTTGTATATCGTAACATATTTCATACTAGATGTAGTGTATTTGTTGTTTATGTCAAGCCCTGAAGTGTCTGAGGATAGAGGTGGCTAGTTTCCTAAACCACCCTCAAGCCCGTCAGTTCGTCGGTTTCGGTGGAAGCTTTCGCTTAACTGCGCCATGTGATTAGTAACTATTGTGTTGATATTAGGCAGTTCGATTTAATATCTGCTATCTAATCTCGTCTCTCTATCGTGTTGTGAGACACGCTTGCTCTTATCAATGCAAGATAATTAAGACCCTCTAACGGCCAGTAAACGCTTGATTAGAGCGCTAAGCACTTACTTATACTAGCTGCTTAACTAGTCTGCTATTAACTCTTCTTTTCTTGCTAAATCCCAGTCGTAAGGCTCTATTTCACTTTCGTATAAATGTACGAGCCCATTGTTCTTTATGTAGTACCAACACGTCATACAAAACCACTCAGAGTGTATTCGGTGTCCGGCTTGTTTTATGTATCGTCTGCATTTATAGCACTTTTGCTTTTGTATGTCAAAGAGCTCATTAGTTCCAGCCATGTTGATACTCCAAACATGGCGTACATAAAGGCTCTGCATATCTGCTCAATATCTGCCAGCCGCAATTTCTACATGGTCGCCACTCATAATTGAGCTCTACTACTTTTTTACGATTTTCTTGCATGTTACACATAATGCTTGTAACTGTATCATGTATTCCCTGTTGAAAGTCCATGCACCACAATTAGCACATCTGTTAATGTATTTTAGTTGCGACATTGAAAGCCCCTTTGCTATTGTTAGTTTTTCTTGGTAACTATTTTCATAGCTTCAATTACGTCTCTTTGGTCGTTGAAGTTCTTTGAATATTTGATTAAGTCCTGCGCGATAGAAGCACGTAGGGCTTTTTCATGTTCAAATTCTTTACGATATTCAGAAGTCTGTATCATCTTTTTCACCCCCAGACATGCGACTAAATAGCAGTCCCAATACTGCAATTACCATTAAAGTTATTCCAACTAATTCATCGGCATTTAAACCGCCGATTATTACGTTACTTGTTTCGTTCACAATAGCCCCTCTTGTTTAGCGCATTGAGGCCAAGCTTCCCAGCCTTGCCTTGCTTGTAGTTTTTTTGCCCTTTTGTATTGCTCTCTTACTGAGGCGCGTGAGGGGTCGCCAGAGCCCCCCACCCACTCCCAGCTTCTTTGGTCAAATTGAAACAGTCCTCTGTATTTGCCACTTGGATTAATCGCTTCTGGGTTCATGCTGGACTCACAGGCAGCTATCGCTTTCCAATTATCTGGCAACATTTCCATTACTTGCTTGTCAGTAAGTATGAAAAGTAGGTCTGCTATCAAAATACCTCGCTTTCCCATAACCTTGAGTCTTTGTTCCAAGACATCAAGTTTTGTTGCAAATTGCTCTGGTCATCTAGCATGTCTTTCATTACTCTTGCTGTCCAGTCCGACACGGTGGCAAAATTAGATTTTGTCATTTCGTTCACAAAGCTCACTAAGTCCTCCTCAGTTGGCTTGCCTTGATAGCCGCAAGCTTCCCATGCTTTGTACATTAAAGACTTAAAGTAGTTTACCTGCTTCTCGCTTGCTGGTCTAGCCATATTAGACACTGTAGGGGCGCTAGGAGGCGTTTTAGGCCTGTCTGTATACTCACCTACCACCGAAGCCCCTAAAGCGCTTAAATCGGCCTCTACGGCCTTTTTAGGGCTATCTGGTGGCGCATCCCACGGGTCTTTAGATTGTTGTCTTATAACCTCATTTTTTGAAGCTACTGACTTACTAACAGCGATACCAAGAGCCGCTATGGCTCTACCCCATGCTGAAGTCTCAAGCACCATAAGTTCAGCTCCACGAGCGAAGCTGGATTTGGCTGGCAATAATTCCCAAGCCGTACCCGTTGCAGGCTTTAAATCCTCTTGGTTTCGGTATGCATAAGCTCTACCCCAGATAATTGTCTGGCCTGCTACTTCCATAGTGCCGTTAAATTCGAACTGCAAAGAGCCCTCTGGATACTTGGCGTAAAATTGCTGTATTCGGTCTTTAACTTCTATGTAGTCTTTTAATGCGTCTTGGTATGTCATTTATTGCCTCTTAACTCTGGTACAAATTGCCGTATGTAGTCCGACATATTTAGATTAGCTTGTTTGGCTGACTCTCTTAATTTTTCGTTTTGTTTCCAAGTGAGCCGTATCGTTGTTCTAATTATTTTGCTGTTCATTTCTTAAACGCCGCCTTTGCTCTTTCAAAGTCAAATAACTCAGCTAACTCATTTAGTTGGTTTAAGATATTTTGACAGTCACAAGTTCTAAATCCCTTGTGTTGATTGTGTATTTTCATAATGGCTACAATTGCTTCAAATATAAGCTCTCGTATTGTGTATAATTTATTCACTTTGCCCCTTTCTAATCAGAGGCTAACAGATTAAATGTCTATAGGTAGGTCGTCTACGTCGGTGTTTCGTATATTATTTTAGATAATTAATTTTTCGTCCCAATCCATTACATCAAAATCAGGAAAACCCGGCGTGGTACAGTCGCCCTCTTTTAGTCCCATAATTCACCATCTGCAATAAAGCGGCCTTTAGAATCCATTTGTATTAGCTCTGGTTTTACTATGCCGTCTATAACTGTAAGTATGCCAAACCCATGCTGCCAGTTTGCTATTTTCTCTTTTAGATATCCAGCGCCAGTAGACTTTAAATTCATTAAGTTGCCGACTTCCATACCCCAAAGTACATGCTGACGGCCTCCAAATCCATGTGACTCAGACACTAGGCCAAGCCTATGACTGTGACCACATACGACGTTTTTACCAGTTCTTTTAGCCAAGTCAAGAGCTGTACGCCCAGCGTCTTTAAACATGCGACCCTCGTCGCCATGAGCTAGTAATACGTTTGGTGCTATTTCGGTTAATTGTCTGTTATAGGTTATTCCTATTTTTTCTAGGTTTAACAGTTTCTCAATACGTAAAGCGTCGATAACACTAAAAGCAGGTGCATACTTTCGTATGTAATCCTCTAGCCTTTGTGTGTGGTTGCTTCTTTGTAGCCAAAAGGTTTTACGTTTGCCTTGTGCTTCTCTGAACTGGCCTAAAATATCTTTAGCAGTATTTAGGTCTTTTTGAAGTGTGCCCTCAAATTCTTTAGCCGTTCCCTTAGTCCAGCGACTAGCTTGTGGTACGTCTACTTCGTCGCCTACGCATGCTATATCTGGTTTTACAGCGCTTACATAATTAAGCAAAGAGTCTAAATGACGCTTGCTATGGTAAGGGATTTGTAAGTCGCTGATTACGACTATTCGCTGCATTAGTCGCGGTAATTCTTTTCGGTTTCATAAACGGCTATTAGCATATCTAACTTCCTTTCGGTTTTGTCTACCTTGTCGCGCAGACTATCGCCAGAATTTGGAAATAGTGTATATTCAATTTTTGCTATTCGTTTAGTGACTTTCACTAATAAAGAAATTGTAACACCTAAAAGTGAGAGTATTAATGAACTAAAAGCAATCCACGTGTCGAGTGTCATTGTTCCCAGTACCAATTAGGGTTATAGGCGGTATCGTCGTCGTCTGGGTCGTCTGCATAAGCTCCTTGAGCTCTGGCTATCATGCCATTAGCTGCCCAGTCGGTTAGGTCTTTAGATTTGAGTACTTTTAGTTTTTTGACGTTGCCGTCATAAGTTTCAAGAATTGCAACAAAGCCAGTAATTAAAACTCTGTTTGCTTTAGCTTCTTTTGGTAGGTCTGCAAATTCTTGCGCTATTGAGTCTTCGATTTGTACTCTGGGTAGTCTTTGTTTTTTTGCTGTCATTTTGGCATGTCCTTTAGTGGTAGCTGATGACCATTTAACCACGAAGCCCAACCTAAATACTTGTATTTCCACTTGTTTACTGGTAGGCGTCTATGGTGTAATCCTATTTTATCTGTGCGCGGTAAATCAGTACCCCAAACTTTATTTTTAAGCTCTGATTGGATAACAATATGGCCGTATCTTCCACCTCTGTAATAATGAACAGCACCAACAGGAGCACAGCGCCAATCTTTGTTCTTATATTTTTTAGGAGTTCTATTCCATGAAACTATTGCACTTGGATATTTAGCATTAATGCCCCAAGCTTCTCTACAAATTTTGAGACAATAACCTTTGACGCCACTCCGGCCTTTAGCACTCCAGCGTTCCATTTGACGAGCGGCAGCTCTACCCGTTCGCTTCATGGTTAATGCTCGTCTAGATTATCCGGTGCAGCCAGTCTGCCTAATTGTTCATCATTAATGTCAAGCCAGCGCACAATAGGTGGAAGTATTGCAACTAGAACAGCAGCGCCAATAGCCTTTAGGCCGTCAGAGCTGAATATGTCGCCATTAAGAGCAAGTACAGCTGTTGCGACAGTTGCAGCAACATGGCGAGCGTAAGACTTTACTAATACTTTGTTCATGGTACAAGGGCACTAATTTCGTCTTCGGTTAATCCAAGAGCCTTAAGTTTTGCCATAGCAGACTCACGAGCAGCTTCTTTAGCCTGTTGTTCGGCTTCAATCAAACTAGATATTTCTTGAGCGTCTATTTGTGCTTGTAATACTTGTTCTAAAACTTCGCCTTTGGCTTCTATTTTTTTGTTATTCACGCCTATGTAAATTTTATCTGACATTTTAATCCTTTATTCCAAAAATTTGAATACGGCCAGAAATGTTTCCTGCTGAGGGGTAAATCGTAAATCCATCGAAACTATTAGTTAAAGTAAATTGGTGGCCACCTGTATAAAAAGTATTAAAAGCCGTATTGATATTACTTCCAAAAACAAGCGTTAATGCAATAGCTGCTGGATTAATGAAATTCAATTCAAAACCTTTAGCGCTTGCGGCTAAATTTTCAGTTAATTGAATAGAGGTTGCTGGGCCTGTGTTTATGGTTCTAGTGCTTGTGTTATCTCTGCCAATCATTGATGTATAATAATTTGATGTGCTGTTATCTGAGCCAGATGCTCTTAATCTTAAGTTAATGGTTGCGGTAGTAGAATTGGCAAACCTAGCAATCACTTTATAGTTTTGATATGCGCTAGTGAAAACATTATTAAAAGATTGAGAGGAGACACTTGTAAAGTCTGTAGTATTGATATGAACCAAACCTTGAGCGTCTGAAACGGCTTTAACAGTAGTATCGGCGGCGTCGCCTAAATCTTTAATAGCGTCCCAGCCGTCTTTTACTAGGTCTGTTGCCTCTGGTGTAGGCCAAGAATAATTAGAAGTAGTTCCCATAGTGTCCTATCCTATCGCTAAATCGTTCCAAGTCAAAGAGCCGCTTAAATTCTGCCATTGAGTCGTAGGGTTAAAATCTTCCCATTGAACCTCGAAAGCTGAGTAAATTGAGTTACTTACTAGCATTTCTAGCTCTAAAGAGTTTTGGCTTAAAAACCAAGTCCAGCCCTCTACATAACCCTCAAAAACATCACCAAAGATAAAGCCAGTTGGAATATTAGTTAATTTAATATTGGTGTCCATATTGACGCCTAATAAGAGGTCTCGCTCAGTATTGCCTAAATTAGGGTTAGCTAGGTTTATATTAAGTGAGTCAAAGCTTTCTAAAGGCGTACCTCTAAGAGTTGCTAGCCTTACAGCCTGTTCGCTAGCTTGTGTCGAGTCTGCTAATTGAGTAGATATTTGAGCTTCGATTAATCCGTAGTCCTCGATTGACTGGTCATTAGTAGCCGTTACGCTGGCTTCCGGGTCGTCATAAGTTAGATAAACACTATTGACTATATCGGCTGTAGATAATCTAGTAGATAAGCCAGAAGTATTTAATAAATCTGTATCTAGTTCTATTTGGTTAATGCCGTAGTTACTTGTTCGACGTTCTGCTCCTGCATATCCTACTTTGCCGTCTGGCGTTTCGTATAAATAGCCTAAGCCGTCGCTGGCTGTTTGGCTTGCTAAATCAAAAGCATTTACTACTTCGGCTGTTCTAGCCAATATGTCGTACCTGCCGTCGTCAATTATGTCTATATCTTGTACGCCGTAATCTGCCCATTCTTGAGTAGCTGCAATATCAGCCCAAGTTAAAGTATTAGGCACATCTTGCCATTGAGTAAATAAAGCTTCTTGTAATATGCGTTCAATACGTATTCCGTCTAATTCTTCTGGGTATGCATCACTACCAGTAAAAGAGCGCACTAATTTAGCCAAAGAGCCTACTGCTTGTATTTGTAAGACAAAAGCAATACTATTAGCGCCAGCGCCAGCGATTGACTTGTTAATAGCAGATATTTCGCCTGTAAATAAATCTACATCGTTATTGGTTGAGTCTGTTACTTTAATACTTACAGTATCTTTAATATCTAGTGTAGGTATTGAGCCAGTTATGCCGAGTTCAATATTGGCATACCCAGTGAGGGTATTGCTAAAAATATCTGGTCTGCCTGAAGTAATTGTAGCGTTATTTAATATTTGGTCTGTGTAATCTACTCCCGCTAAAGTAATTGTAAAACTAGGGCTATAAGCCGTCATTAGAAAAACCCTGCCGGAGCTGTAACACGTACGCCGCTGATTGCTCTTTGTTGCGTTAATACCTTAGTTACTGTTCTAGCGGTTCCTTGTGCGTCAATAGCGCCTCGTACGTTGATATTGTTATTAACAACTACTGGTTGAGTGTTCGCTCGTCTTTGTGTGGCTGCTATATCGGCTATGCGTTGGTCTGCTGCGCTGATATTGCCAATACCAAGAGCTGAACCTGCCGCTGTACCTATTCTGTTAAGTTGGTCAATAGTTCCTCTAATAGCATTAGCCCAGCTAGCAAAAGCATTAATTAGGTTAGTTACTGTATTATTGATAGATATTAAAACATCGTTAAAAGTCTTAAATGCTCCTTGAGGTGTAGCCTCAGTTCTAAAAGCATTAGCCAAAGCTGCAATAGCAGCACCTAAACGTTTGTAAGATTCTCCTAATTCAAAACCTTGTCTTTCGGCTTGTAATTGAGCAGCCTCAAATCCTTGTAAGCGTCTGCGACCCTCCTCTATGGCTGTAGTTAAAGAATCTGGTTTACCAGTTAAAGAATTAACTACTCCTCGTAATACTGGTACAAATTGAGTACTAAAGAATTTGGCTACGTTTAATGCTACTGGTAATAATTGTTCGCCTAATTGTATTTTTAGGTCATTAATAGTAGCGCTTAATATTCTTTGTTGGTTTGCAAGTCCGTCGCTAGTTCTAGCAAAATCGCCTTGAGCGTCTGCTGTTTGAGCAAAGATTTCGGCGCTAGCTGCTAATACTTTCTGTTGAGGTGTTAAAGCGTTTTTAATATTGTCAATAATTCCAAGCTCTAAAGCTTTTTGGCGTAGTGTCGCTTCGTTGAGTAATACGCCATAACGCCTAATAGGCTCAGACTCACCACGTAAAGCGGCTCCTAAAGCCTGTACGGCGTCCTCTGGGCTTGTGTTATTAAATGAGGCTAAGTCTGAAGCTAGTTGAGTAAAGTCTGTAGAAAACTTGGCTAATTCTTGTCCAGATAATCCAGCAGACTTACCAAAGACGGCAAAATTAGAAGCTGCTCTTAATGCTTCAGTTCTTGTCTGTCCTAATCGTAAAGCGGCTTGAGTGGCAAATTTTTGTACTTGCTGAGCTGCATCACCTAAGATTACTTCGGATTTGCTTAATTCTTCGTTGAAGTCACTAGCCGCGCCTATTGCATCTTTACCTATTTTAATAGCAAAAGCGCCAGCGGCGGCGCCAATAGCAGCAAAAGCAACAGCGCCAGCTTTTAAGGCTGTTTTAAGTTTGTCACTAAAAGTACGGCTTTCTTTATCAGCCTTGTCTAAACCTTTTTTAAACTTGTCAATGTCAGCGACTAAAGCAAGGGTTAAAGTTCTTAAATCAGCCACGATTTGCAGCCCTCCATATATCAGCCACTTTATTTACTGCTTCTACCCATGCTTTACGTATTTTAGGTTGAGTACGTCTTAAAGTAGGAAAGATAAAATAACCTCTATTACCTTTGCCCTCGCGTGGGCTTTTTGCTGGAAATTGTCTAAATCTATTACTACCAAACTCAGCACCCCAAAGTAAATCTTCTACGCTTGCGCCACCGGAGGCTACCTGTCGTTTGCCAGATATTTTAATTTTGGCTAAGCGGTCTCTATATGGTCTAATACCTTGTGCTACTGCTTGCGCTTGAAATGGATTTCCACCGATAGCGCCAGCGCCAGCGGCACTAGCTTGTAAATCTTTAGCGGTGTTGCGTGCTATTTCGTAGGAAGCGTCTCTAAGGTCTTTATTAGCAGCTTTACCCATCTTGCTAAAGGTGTTAAGTAATGCGCGTAAGTCAGATTGGCTAATCTGTATTCTTGTATCGTTCATCTAACACCTCCAAAGCGGTTACCATAAATTCGGGTTCTGCTTTGAGCCAGTAGTCCGGTGTTGTATGTGTAGCTATCGCTAATTCGACTGCTACTCTGCCGACGCTTCCGGCTCGAAAGCTTTTGGGAATTGATAACTAACCAACTGAACATCGACTACTTGCTTTTGCCATTTGTCGTAAGCTTGTGGCTTGTCCACTCTCGTGGCGACCTTATGACACAAGAAAAGTAAAAGTTCGTTACTTGGTAATTGTTGCTCGCCAAGTATTTTGATGATTGAATCGCCTTTGTAGAGCTCTTTTTCAGCCCAAGCAATTTCAAAAGGCCTAGTCCAATCTTCGAATACTTCGCCAGTTTCATATTCCCATTTTAATTTTAGTTTTAGCATGTTGCCCCTTTCGTTGAACTATGCTGCGTAAGACTCAGTAATCGCGCCGTCTACCTGCAAGCTTAGAGTCTGGGTTTGACCTTCACTAGCAGCTCCTCCAACGTTCGGGAAGTTAGGTAATACTTCAAAAGTAAAAGTATCGCCAGTAGTAGCGGTTAATACTGCGGTTAGGCTTGTGTCTGGAGCTTCAGCTGCCGCCCAAAGGGCTCGGCTAATTCCTGACGCGTCTGACCAATCAGCTAGGAACTCAATATCGAGTGTAGCGTTCTTGTCGATAAATTTGTAAGCGCGACCAGAGACAGTATCGAAAGTAAGTCTTTCAGTTTCGATAGTTAGGACAGCGCTTAGTATTTGGTCTGAGTAATCGGCTGCTTCAATGGTAAGCACCAATTCTCTACCTGTTAATACTGTTGTTGCCATTTTGTTACCTTTCTAGCTCGCGCTATAAGTTGTTTGTATGTCGATTTCTACGGAGTATAAATCCGTACTATTTGTTGGTCGTAATCTAGGACTGCTTACTCCGGTTATTGACCATTTAACTGGAATTAATCCTAAAACTGTGTTTATGTCGTTTTCTAGGTTTTCTAAAGCGCTAGGTGCGCTAAAGGTTTGCCCGATAACTTCTATTCTAAATCTGACTGTAAAGCCTTTGTTATTGCCAATTACTAAAGGTTCTAAATATGGGTCGCCTGCTACTAATACAACGCATGGAGGAATTATTACCTCTGGTACATGGTCGAACACGCTGTAATTGCTGTTAGAAGCAATAGCATTTTTAAGTGTTGAGCGTACAGTTGCTAAAGACATTAGCCGACCATGCCTCGCTCGTCTAAGTATTTACTAATCATGCCTGTGACTTTGTAAAGTAAAGTACGGCCTAATCGATAAGGGCTCGGCGTGTAATCTAAGGCCTGAGCGGTTCCACCCTGAGTTAATATGCTTTGAAATATTTCAACAGCCAAAGCTAATACTGCTTTTTCAACTGCTTGTACGCCGTCATAATAAGTTAGGTTTGAGCCTTGAGCTGTAGCCTTACCAGCTGGGCGTATTGTGTGTTTTTCAAAATCTGTAATAGTTACACCGCTAACAAATTTAAAGCTAGTAGGTGTTGGCACTTCAGTAACTACGAATTGACCAGTCCAGCCGTGGCCGTGTGGTTCTTCAATTACTACAGTTTGCCCTACGTAAAAATCATGAGGGCGGTCTGTGTATTCAGTTACTACGTTGTCTTTTGACTCATGCGCTACTAATGCGACTGTCCATTGGACTAGAAAATCGCCTATAGCGTCTTCAGCTGCGTCTAAGTATTCGTTCAATACTGAGTCTGAATACAGAGAAACGGAAACGCCTAAAACCGAGCGTAATTGAGCAGCTGTTACTAATTCTGGCATTTAAGCGTTTCCTTTCTTTTAGGGACTAGGCAGGAAAGGGGCGACCTGCCTAGTCAGTCGTTTGGGTTAGTTATGCAACCATGAAGCGATATGCGCCAGCACCAACTTTGGTAGCTAATGCGCCGTATCCGTAGTACATAACTTCAACTTGGCCGGAACCAATTACATTGGTACGTAGTTGTAGGCGTGGTGATTCGTACCAAGTGTAGGACTCTGGGTTAATTACGAACATTGAGTAATCGCCAGTAGCGGCTACGTTGCGAGATACGTACAAGTCAAGGCCTGCAATATTTCCACGTACAGAGGTTGGGCTCACATTACCACCAGCGTTTGATGGCTGAGCTGCGTTGTAAATTGGACGACCTGAGTCATTGAAGCCCATAATCGTACCCCATGCAGTTGGGCTTACAAGCAAGTTACGTGCAAATCCAAGAGAGTTGGCGTAAATGTCTGCGGCTCCGTCTGCAATAAAGTCAAGTAAACCAGCTGCGTCAAAAGTGCGATTTCCGCCGTCAGTTGAGCCAGCTGCAATACCATTAACTACAGCTAAATCGGTTGCTTTTGCGTAAGCAAATTCCATTTGACGTACTAGCTCATCAAAGAAAGCAGGATTTGAGCGGTCTAGTAGTTCAACTGAAAAAGTTTGCTGTCCTGCATACTTGCTAACGTTTACAGTTAAGTAAGAGTTAGTCATACCAGTTTCGCTAGGAGTTCCTTCTTCTGCGGTTGAAGCCACAGTAGGTACGGCTGTAATCTTTGGAATTTCAAAGCTCATACCTGAATCTGGCAAAGTTCCGCGACTAATCGCGTCAATTGCTGGGCGGTCTGCATTTGATAGTGGGTTAATAATTTCGGTTAATTGTGGGGTTGGAATTAAACCAGCGTTATTAGTAGTGGTGTCGTCAGCTGCGCGTACATACATGCGTGCTTCTTCATCACCAAAAACAGTAGCCTTTACGTGATTTTCTAAATACTTAGCCTTTGAAAATTCTAGGCGTGGTGCGGTGTGGATTACAGGCATACGACGCTCTGCAGCTTCCACCTTAGAAGCTTCGGCAGCAGCAACTTCGGCTACTTCCTCAACTTCTGGAGTTTGTTGTTCTGACACAACTTCCTCACTTTCTTTTGGTTGTTCGGGTTCGCTTGCTGCGACCTCAGTTATTTGTGCAGCCTTAAAGGCTGGGTTAGTAACGTGTGAAACCTCTTTTAGTGTTGCAGCACTTACTAAAACTTGTTCATTGTCAATCTTGTAGTCATCTAAAGAAGCGCCAATACTAAAGCCGTCTCTCAATCCCTCTTGAGCTTCGGCTAAAGCGTCGTCGCCTGCATTAGTGCGACCTATTTTAAAAGTACCAATAATTCCTGAATCTGTTTCTTCGCTCGATACAAGGCGGCCAATTGGTCTAGTCATATCATGCTCAACAAATAGCTTAATTTTTTCTGGAATAGTAATTGAGCCTTTAGTAAATACTACGTCGCCTAAATTAGTGTGGCCTGCTTCACCAAAAGGAACTATAAGCCCTTTCATTTCGCGCTTTGACGTATTAGCGCTCATAATATCGGTGCTAAATTTAATTTCCATTGTCGATTAAATCCTCCATAGTTCTAGCTTCTTCTACTGTCATTACTCCAAGTGGTACGAGCTTTTGATAAATATCTGCTCGCTCTTGTGGATTGCCTCTGTAAAAATCGTCTAAGTCAAATCTGACAAAACTGCCTCTAGGTGTAATATCTATATCGCTAAGGCGTTGCTCTATTGCTGTCATAACTGGACGAAGTGAAAAATCTACTAGGGCTCTACGTTCGGTAGTTACGTTTGAGTAAGTCATTGAGCCTGACGAATTACCGGCTACGTACCACTCTGGAATATTCATTAAACGTGCTATTTCTGTTGCCATGTATTGACGAGCTTCGTTTAATGTTAGTTCGGCAGGGTTAAAGCCGAAATGTTGAAAATCTACTGTGTCGTTAATAAAAGCTGTGCTTCTAGAATTACGCGCTGTTTTCCAAGCGTCTAATAATGCTGTTACGCGTTCTTTAGGTAATGGTAAATTTGATTTTAATATCGCTTGTGGTAATGGTTCGTCTGCATAACGCTTTACTGCTTTTTCTAAAGCAAGAGCTGCAAGGATTGTGGTACCGCTTCTATTTAATACGCCCTCATCTAATCCGGTAAATGGAATAAGCGAGCCTAAACCTAGTTGAGGTGCTCGAGTGCCGTCTACGTTGTAAGAATTGATAGTAAAGCCTTTAGCGTCTAAATTCTTAGTTACTCTATTTGCTGCTATCCACTCAGCACTCAAAGGACGGCCTGCAGTATCAAGTTCTAATATGCGCCAATAAGCAACACCATTAAAAAGTAAATCTTCAGCTGTAAAAGTGTAAACAACAGAAGCAGGCATACGCGGATCGGGTTGGCGAATAAATGGCGGTGTGGTTACTTTGCTGTTGTTTGACTCTCTGCGAACTTCTAAAGGTAGCGTGCCGATTGTTGAACAAATAATATTTCTAGCTCTTGCTACTGCAGGTACTTGCATAGCTTGTTGACGTGTGATAAATGGTGAGCCGGTACCAAAGGTAAAAGGGTTTGCTATTTCGGGTATATTGTAAGGTGCTACGGCCGCGTCTACTTTATTAACGACT